TTGGGCAAACGGGTTTATATCCTCTGGCTTAGTTGCCATAAAGCAATCCTTTAAATTGTGTGCAGTTACTTACCTAATATCTTACTTGCTGCACCTGGTCCAAATATTTTATCAAACTGTTGTACTGCTACATCTTTATCTGTTCTAGATTTTAACGCATTAATTGCTGCTGCGGTAGGTACTGGATAACTTGTTGGGACAGGAGCAGGTGCTGGTTTACCACCAGGAGCTGGCACAACTGGTTTTTCCTCAATTGCTGCTGTTTTACCCAAAATCCTCAATGCTTCTTCAGGCATAGTACGTTTAGCTTCTAACTCGGCTGCACGGTTAAATCCAGCTGGGTCTTTACGATATAGTTGATTAAACGGATCTTGTTTAAGCATCTTGTCTTTAGTATCGTCCAAAGTATCTTTCCACAAGGTTGCATACTTAAGTCGTAAATTAGATTCTGCCGTAGAAGCAGCCAATGCTTGATTAGTTTTAGCATTAAGAACACCAAGTTCACGAGCATCCATTTGACCTAATGAAGTAGTCAAAGCATTTTGCAGTGCAACATCTCTGCCAAATTTAGATGCTTCTCTTTTTTCTATTTGACCAGTTAAAAACTTATTAATATCAGCTTGTTCTGATTTGCGTTTTCCATAAGCGCCTAGACCTTTTTCAGCGCCATAAGCTAGATTAGATAAAAAGTTTTGACGTAATGCTGGATCAGGATGTCCTTGCGCTGCACCTAAACCTGCATAAGCCACCGCTTCCCATGGAGCCATTTGTTGGCTTTCCGCTAACTGTTTACGAGTAGTTTCTTCAGAAGTCTTAGATTCTTTGAATGGATCTTGGTCTTCAAACAAACGCTTAAACATTGCGCTTTCTCTTTCCTGCAACATTTTTCTACGTTCTGCAGTGCTATCAGATAGCCTTGGGTCTTTTAGATTTACTACACCTCTATCAGCAAAAGCAACAATACCGCCTCCAGCGCCAGCTGCCATACCTTCTGGAACCATATCACCAGTGCCAATTGAGGCAACACCAGAACGCCCAAGGGCTGGAGCCATAATCTGTTCTGATTCTGGGTTCATAGCCATTCTGCGGTGCAACATCAATAACTTTTCAATCTCAGCTGCAGTAATAGGGTCGGTAGTTGGATTGTTTAACATTTCTGTTAATTCTTTATCGGTCATCAAAGAGATATCACCACCACCCGCATACGTTAGACCGCCTTCTTTGTACGCTTTGGCAGACATCAATCCGCCTTCTTTTCCAGTTGGAGCGCCTTTAAAGCCACCAGACATACCATAGATACCTAAAGCAGACATACCTAAACCGCCAAGTTGAGATGCGGCATTAGGAGGGGCAGAGTAAATTGATTGAGATTGCTGTGACAATGGTATGCCACGGGTCATATCTGACATGAATGCCAGCTGTTGGTATGGATAGTTCTTTTGCTTGAGGAAGTCTTGGTAAGCAGTATCCAATCCTTGTTGAGCTTGTGCTTGTTGAATTGCTCCAACATTTTGCTGGGCTTGGTTAATTCCCATTTGTTGACCATACTGAGTTTGACCCAATTGACCTAATGTACTAGCTGCTTGGTTAGCTTGTCCTAAACCTTGTAACTGACCTTGTAATCCTTGTAATCCTAAACCAGCACCAAACTGTTGAGCTTGTTGAGCAGCTTGAAAAGCGTTCTGATAGCCAGAACCAATTGCTGCATTCATAGCCATATTTTTGTTGCGCTCATTCTCAGCTTGCATTAAAGCCTGACGATTGCCACCAAAAGCGCCTTGACCTACAGCTTGACCTTTCATTTGATTGCCAGTAATACCATACTGGCGATTCATTTCAGCTAACTGTGGCTGTAATGCGTTCTGAATGTAAGGAGACATATATGCTTGTTGAGCATATGGATTGGTGGCTTGATTAGCATATTGCTGACCAACTTGACCCATTTGACCAGCTGTTCCAATTGATCCTAATCCAGAAGCAGCAGCTAAACCACTTCCTTGCCCAATTTGAGATGCAGGTTGCATATTTCCAACATCACCAAATGCTTTTTGTTGCATGGGTGAAAACCCAGCAATCCGTTGGCCTGAATAAGTTTGGTAAGGATTCTGATTAATGTCAGTTAAAGCCTCAGTCTTACCAAGCATGTTTTCGACATAGGGACGAGCGTATTCTGGAATAGTAGTTTGGCTAGATGACTGTTGTTGTGGAGCGCTACCACCACCACCACCTTTACCACCGCCTTCAAGCGTCATACCGCCAGCACCAAAACCACGACCTAAGCGTGGGGAAAAAGCCTGTTCAGGCAACATTGAATCTAGTGTATATCTCATTTTTTGCGTTCCTTGATCCAGCGACAGTCAGCTTTATTCATTTCCATAACAATCAAATCTCCACCGTCATCGTGCATACCTTCTAAGCGCACAACCTCAGTAAACCCTAATTTCTTGTCATATTCAACAGCCCTAGTATTAAAACTGTTTAATATTCCAATTGCTTTTTCTACGCCTAAATAATTAAATGGGTAATCAAAAGCACCAAATAGCAAACCTTTAGGGGTATAACCACCTTTAAGATTAACCATGTGCATTTGGCATGTCTTTCCTATAAAAGCTGTATAACCTATAACCCATTCAATTTTATTCTCTTCATCTACCCAAAACAATGCTTGCAAATCGCCACAGGGCTGAACGCCAACTTCTTTAAGCAATATATCTGATGCAATTTGCTTGGCTTCATATGACTGGGCGCTTTGTATCATTTATGCTAATAAGTGTTTTTTAGCCTTTGTATCTTTTGCCACATTCTTTTTACCAATGGTTTTCTTGCGACCTTCTTGAATACGATCCATCATGGCATATAGACGTTTAGCTCCAGCATCAGTAGAGCCATTACCTATTTCAGATACAATTCTGGCTGGAATAACAAACTCACCATCTGCTAATCTAGCTGGCTGTTTTCCTGCAATCGTAGCTGGAATGTCATCAGAAACGCCATCGCCTGGACCTTTTAGCAAACGACCACCATCAGAGTAATCACCAAGATCAGCTGCGCCACCCATAGCAAAATTTTGGGTATAACGTAATCCACCAGCTTTGTTGCGTCCCATTGGGTCTTGCTCATAATAGGCTGATAAGTTAGCATCTTTGCCAATCTTGCGGTCTATACCAGCTCCAACTCTGCGAACAGCCTCTAAAGCGTTGCGATCATACGGAGTGCGTTGAAGATCAGCCATCATGTTAACTCTGGTATCTGGATCTACTTGTTGACCAATAGAAGCTATTCCACCATAGTTATTAACGTCTTGAATACGGGGCATTACATTAACATCTCTAGGTTGTCCACCATAAGATTGTGCCATTCTGTCACCATATTGAGCGCCCTCAACCATGCTAGATATAGATGGTCTCATGGCTTCTGCATAGTTAGGCATGTTCTTCATTAAGAACTGTTTTTCACGCATGCCTTCTTCTTGAAAGCTACCCATTACATTTTGCATTTGCTCTGGGTTTAACTTTTTAAGATTGTTCATTACCGTTTTTCTTAGCTCGGCTTCTTCGTCAACCATGCCTTTATCGGAAAATTTAGCAATACCGCCATTAGCCATCATTACGCCAGTGTAAGGATTAGTCTTGGCGTCATAGTCAGAACGAATGACTTCCGCAGAAGCTGGCATCTGAGTTGGGGTAGCAAAGTAAGTATGCTCTTGTTGGCTCTGTGGAAACATATTTCCCTGACCGCCCATGACGTTTTGAGTCATGCGTTCTACTGGTCCACCTACAGCCATTAATCCACCACCAGCAGCGCCTATTGGAGCAGGTACATTAGGATTTACAGTGCCTGTTTTAGCAGAATAAGGGGTTAAAGCTGTATATTTTTGGTCAAAGTAATTGCGTTCTCTAGTATCCATAATAGGCATACCAGCCGCATCATATTGCGCTGTTGCGTAAGGAGATGGATATTTTCCTGTTGCTGCAGTTGGATTTGAGGAAAACTCATAAGGGCGAATCATGCCAGGATCTGTTGGTCCACCAGCGCCAGTTTTCTTATTACCTAATAATTGCATTGCAGCCGTTCCAGCTAAACCATAACCAAGCATATTCATTCCGCTTGTTGTTGCTACTTTTTTAGCTGCTTCTTGTGCTGCTAATTTAGCTGCTTCATTAGCTGCATTTGCCTCTATCATTCCAGCTGTAGTTTCACCGCCAGCTAAAGCTGCATTTGCTGCTGCTGTTTGTGCTGCAGTTAAAGCTGGAGTTGTAGTGCTAACTGTAGATGCCGCTGCGCCAGTTGCACCAAGACCAGTTGCACCAGGAGCAACGGCAGGAGCAGCATAAGCAGCGCCCAATCCACCAGCAGCACCGCCAATAAGACCGCCAGTTAACATGCTGTTTAGGATATTGCCATCGCCAGTAACAGCGCTATATAAACCGCCAATACCAGCTCCAAGAAGAGCGCCACCAGCTAAACCAGCTGCAACGCCTGATAAACCAAATACTGCTGCGCCTGTAGCGGAAGCAACGACTGCCATATTATTCTCCTTCCAGCATCGGCTGGGTATTATCAACTAGCATATTTTCCAATACTTCTATATCTGTTTCATCGGTAGCTAGGATATTCTGAAATACCGTTGTTTCTAGGATATAAGCTACTTTTCGTCCTGCGCTACCAACAAAAGTCATTGGTGCTACAAGTTCCTTTTGATTGCCTTCTGCGTCCACAATAATCATTCTGCCCTGCAACATAACGCACATATGGTCTTTTCTATGTGGTTTGCCAATAACAACTGCACCAGCTGGCATAGTTACTTCACGAATGTAGATGCTTGGCCCAAAGTAATGTTTAGTCTGGCAATCTACTTGTGGCATTTGCTGGACTTGTGCAAGCAATTTCTCTACCTTTTCAGATATAGGTATATCGAGATCTTGTTTAACAGCTAAGTCTGTCATATTGTTGCTTTTAATTTGTACTTAGGATTGTCTGATTTTTCTACTTTAGCACCCATCTTAACCAACATTTGCGTAGTAATAGGGGCTGGAAGAGTATCATAAACGGTTCTAACACCTTGATCTTTAAGGTATTTAAAGAAATATTGCATATCATCTACCAAATCTTTCATTGTTCCAACTGTAAAGAAATGGATTTGAGCAGCGTTATTACCTAAAGGCTTGTAACCCATAACAGAGCTTTCAAATGGAATTAACTCTAATCCTTGGTCAATTTCTTTTTTTAAGTTAACCATGCCTTGTTTTACGTCAACGCCAAGATTTCTAAAGTAATGTTCAAAAACCTTCATGATTTGGGTTTGTTCAATTTGGCTATTTGCAGCAGCTAAACCGCCTTTTGCAAAGCGTTGAGGCTGCATACCTGGCAATCCTGCAGGAGCCATAGCTGGTTGTGCTGGAGGCATTGGTATAGGCGCACCCTGACCGCCAGATTGTTTAGCCAGCGTTTGGGCTTGATATTGTTCTGTGGGGACTAAGCTGTCAAAGAATCCCATATATGCCTCACGAGGTTGAATTGATTGAAGTTTATCATTTAAACGGTAGTCCCATCAGCTTTTTTCCACACAGTACCGTTATACCAAATTGGCCTATCTAAAGTAGTGTCATAGTAAAACTGACCTATTGGTAAAGGGTTTTGTACGCTGTCTACTGGTCTTTTTGCTGTAGTTCCAGATAAAGGAATGGCTATAGCTTGGGTAAAGTTATCAATTTGGTTGAAGTACAAACGTAAAACATTTAACAACTGGTCTTGATATTGTTGATTGTAGTCAACTGGACCAATTGGTAAATTGGGGGCTTTTGATGGACGTAATGGTGCGTTATAACTCATCTTCTGCCATCTGGACGAATATCAATACGAGGGCTACCTAGCTGCCAAGCTGTTCCTATGTCGGCAGATTCAATCCTAAACGCCATTTGCCTACCACGCAAACGGGTATACACCTGACCGCTAAACTCTTGGACGTTATATACCTGTGAAACCCCATAGTTATTTGCGCTAACTACCGCTGGGTTATCGGCTGTGCCGTATGGTGTACCTGAGTTCTGACGAGGTTTAATCGTCATAGTTACTTGTGGATTGTTTACATTTGAGCCGTTAAAGTTAACGTCAGGCAATATGCGCCAGACAAACCCAAAATTATGACCATCTCCAATATCAAAGTCAGAAGATTGGACATAAGCGTCAATAGCTCTAGGGGTTAACCCTGATACATCATCTACACCATTTTCATGGTAAAGCAAGTATCCATAGCCACCTACTGCAGTTAGTACGGTAGGAGACACTGTTTGAGTTACGTTTAAGTTATATGTTCCAGTACCACCAGTGCCAGTACCATAACCAATAATTTGCGTTCCAGCAGATACTCCAGAGCCTGTTATCGTGGTATCAAGGTTAATTACTCCAGAAGAAACATTGGTAACAGTTAAAGTTGTACCTGATATAGAACCAGAAAATACCGCACTATTAAGATAGTTTGCAGCTACAGGGTATTGTTGAATACCAGTCTGCAGCCAAGCAGTTCTAGACATATTGCCGTAATACCAAACACGATCTAAATAGTTGTAGATAACATATTTGTTAATCTGGTTCCCTTGGCTATCACTACCAACATAGAACCACCATACCTCGTTGTAACCTTCATTAGCACCAGAAAAGATTTCAAAAGATTGATTTTGATTAATATCAGCAAAGATATATTGACGTAACGAGCAAGGAAGGGTTTCTACCCGTCCAGAATACATATAGAACTTTTCAATACCCATCCAGTAAGTTACGTTATTAACTGTAACCATAGCGTTAGGAGAAATAATGGAAATGTTATCCATCAAAATTTGGAAGCCCCACACATAAGGAGCGCCCAAATACTGCATTGAATAAATAGCTGAGTCTGTCCAAACTAAAATCTCTTGGCGAGTTGTACGAGCGCCAACAATGTAAGATCCATTGGATAGCCTAAATTCACCAGATTGGTTGGTTACTTCTGGAACCCATTCATAAGGGTTTTCTTGATCTGACCAGCGTACAAGCATTGGGTCAAATGGGGTTTCAGAATTGGTTGATAAATAAGAATTAGCGCCAAAAGCAATTACAAACCGTTGGATGGAAGATGCAATAACTTGAAAAGTATTATTAGGAACAAACTGCCCAGCGTATCCAGCTGCAGTAGAAAGTGTTGCCAATAGTTTGGCTCTTACTGTTACGCCAGAAGCAGCTTCCCAGTAGTAAATACCACCGCCACGAGGAGCAATAACAAGGTCTTGACCATAATTATCGTTAGACCATAAGCGCAGTTGAGAGCCAATACCTACTTCAGCGGCAGAACCCCAAGGACGAATACCATATTCTGGATAGGCAATAACAGACGAGCCACCACCTACACCACCATATAAAGCCGCAGTAACAAGAGTTATTGTGTAAGTATTTGCATCTACATAAGTTAGTTCAAACGTACTATTTAAAAGAGCAGCAGGGACAGCTGGTTGAACTCCGTGTCCATACATGCCATAAGTGCCTGTAGCAAACCCAATAGTTCCAGAAAAACCATAAATTACAGGGGCAGCAGTTAAATTTGTAGCACCCGAAAAAGCTACCCAAACAATAGATGCAGTGCCTGATCCAGTACCCGCACCAGTAGCGGTAAATATTGTCCCAACAGTATTAGCGGAAGCGCCAATAGCGGTAAAGTTTGTAGACCCAACAACTACAATTTTATATTGTTTGCCAATAGTAAAAGCACCAGCAGAAGTTAAATACCCGTGTGCAGTTTGTGTTACGGTAACAATAGCGCTACCTGCAGTTACTTGAAATGGGTTTATTCCTAAAGCAGTAGGAGTTGTAGGAGACCAAGGCCCAGCACCCCATCCATTACTGGTGGTGTATACATCATTGCCTACTGGATATTCATACTGGATAGTTACTGTGCCACCGCCTGTACCACTTGAAGACGCATTTGAACTAGCTGTTATTTGAAATGTAGTTGAAGTTAATACCGAAGTTACAACATATTCTCCGCTAACTGTTAAACCACCTACTGTTGTAGTGCTAGTCAAAATAACGTAATCATTAACATTAGCAACAATTCCGCTGACTGTATCCGTTATAGTTACTATGGCTGATCCGCTAGTTGCTGAAAATGGATTAGATGTCAAAGTTGTTGTAGTAACGTTGCTGCTATTAAGAAGCAATGGTGTTACATCATAAAAAACACTACCTTTTTCTATGTAGTATTTTTTACTAGTGCCAATACCAATATAGTTATTACTATTTAAGTCAACCCAATTCCATAAAGAACGGCAAACCCCAATAAAGGTGCTACTAGCAAATCTGACCCAACCACCAATTTTTTCTGGAAAGCCAGAGCGAAACCGAATTTTATCCCCGTCATACCAACCGCCTTCGTTGGCGTAATCAGTACCTTCACGGTTAAGTCCTGGTCTAAATTGTAATTTCTGTAATGGCATACGGGTTTACCCTAGGAATACGTTCTTGTTCCAGTTTTATCAATGATAAGGGCTTGTCGTCTTGGTGTCATGTCTTTTGTGTTAGGAACTGAGATATGTGTCCAACGGTCAAACTCACGAATCACTTGGTCATAACCAATACCAGAAGCAATCACAGCCTTAACAACTTCATCTGGTGTCATGCCTGGAACACGAATGTCTGCAGCGCAAGCTATACGGTGTTGGCTGGAGTCTTTGCTTCCAACGGCATCATTTACTTGTTTACAACGAAAAGCTGAGTTCACCATGATTGGCTTTCCACCCAGCACTTCTTTTACTTGTTCAAGAAACAAGGCTAAACGTTCAAGGTTAGCAGTCTCGGCTTCATTAGGGGTGTTATCAAACTCACGATGGTCTGTATGGGTTAGTTCTTCAAGAGTGAAATGTTCAGTTAATTTCATTTTTAAACCCAGTTAAAGTTAAGTACTGCACGGTAATTATTGATTACTGGAGGCTGCCCAGCATGAGGAATTTGGTTGTTAAAGTAAACCATTAATCCTTGCTTTGGTGTTACCCGCTTAATGACCTCAGTGCCTGTTTCATTAAAAAACAAAGTATCACCATCTGAATCATTTACGTAATATATAGCGGTGATGCCTGTTGGAAACCCTGTATCTACGTGTATTGTGTAATGTTGATCTGTCTCACGGCTGTTTACTCTAGGGTTTACATTTAACTTAAAGCTAAATAATTTTTCGTCTTTAAGAGCACCTGTTTTTGCATTAAAGAAAAAACCAAGAGGCTCAAAATGACTAGACCAAGGGGATTTTTTGTCAAAATCTTTTACAAATCTATGCGTAAACTGTGGGTATTCAACTAGGTTATCCTTTGGAAATGGCGCTAGATACTCAGTGCCAATAGTATCAAAGTTATAAAAAAGGGGGACTTCACCGTGCTCTATATAACGCTGTAGCTGCAACTGAAATTCTTTGCTTACAAAGTCTTCTACTACAACAATACTATCCGCAAGATTATTCTGCATCGTTGCTGTCCTGTCCTATTTTAATACCTGTAATAAGCCCTATAAATCCACCAATAATGGTCTGGAACGCTGGGGTAATCGCCTCAAAAATCTTGTCGTTGCTGACATCAGAATCAAACATACCAGCCATCATTGTTCCAACCATACCCAAAACCACTACGCATAGGGTAATGGTTACACAGGCTGTAACAAACCCTGGAACATTATCTTTATTTATCATTCGTCTTGCTTTTCATATCAATGATTTTCTCAAGGGTACGACCACCAAAATAGAAGGACATGATTAACATACCCCACTGCCCAAGCAGCTCAACATATTTGGAGTTAGTTTCCATATTAAATGCGGACATCATGGCAAATATAAAATAGCCAGCTAGAATAGCAATAAGAGTCATTGGTCTAATATTTTTAGAAAGCCAACTATCTGATGCCATGTCTGCTACTTGTCGCTTTGACAATTCTTGTTGTTCCGCTGTATCAGCCTGTAACTCTGCCAGCCTACCTTGTTGTTGTATTTCTAGCAATTTTGCCTGGGCTTCTGCTTTGGCTGCAGGATCAGGAATAACCTTATCAAGGATTTTCATTCCTACACTAATGATGTCATCTACTCCAAACATTAAAATGCTCCTAAAATAAATTTAAGCCACAGAGTCACAATCAACGCAGCTACAAAACAATAAAACTGTACCCGCCTCACAGCTTTTAAATCATGCTGGAACTCTTCATTATCTTTACGTTCCATATTTTCAATATCAAGTTTGATTTTTAGTACTGCATCCCATTCTTTAGCGCCATACTGTTTTACAAACTTAATCTTTAAATTAGCCTCCTCATCGGAGATTTGTTTCTTGTGTTTCCATGATTCAAGCGCTTTAATCAACGCTCTTTCCTTCTTTAATTCTGCTTCTCGTCTAGCCCTTATCCGTTCTTGGGATTGCTTCTGGGCTACATCTAATCCGTCTTTTTGTATTCCTTCAATGCTTTTGGATAAACCTTTAGCTGCCTCTCTGCTGCCATCTAAGCCAGCACTAAGCCCTTTTACCCCCTCGGACAACCCCAATGGATCGGACATATCTCACTGTTTGCACCTTATTAAGTTTTGATAATAAAGTTAATACCAAGGTATGGAGGTATGTTTGCATTAGTTCCACTAACACCAGCAGTATCTACTGTAATTCCAGTTGTTGCTGTAGAAGTATTTGCTGATGAAGTACTATAGGCAACTGGTGCATAAGAACCAGGGCCAACCGCAATAGTGCCTCTTGGATCGTATGTATGTAAGTGACCTGGATCTGTAATACTATGGGTATGACTTACAACAACTGCGTTTGCACTACCACCCGTAGTACCTATAGATGTTCCATAAGGAAAACGATTTGTGTAGTTTGGTAAGTTAAATGTAGTTGTTGTATCACCTGCACCAAATGTAGTACCAATAACTGCAAACAACGCAGCATAAGTACTACGAGATACCGCAGTGCCATTACAAAGTAACCAGCCAGATGGTGCTGTGCCAGTAGACCACATTATTAATCCACCTGTTGGGGCGCCATTAGCCAATACAAAAGCTGTAGTTGCTATTTGAGTTGTGTTTGTTCCAGCAGTTGCGGTTGGCGCTACAGGAGTTCCAGTTAATGTAGGGGAATCTAATGTAGCAGTATTTAATGTAGGAGAAGTTCCAAAAACTAAAGCCCCAGTACCAGTTTCACCTGTTACTGCAGCAGCTAAGTTTGCCGAAGAAGGGGTGCCTAAAAATGTAGCAACACCTGTACCTAAGCTAGTTAATCCAGTACCTCCAGAACCCGCAGGTAAAGCATTTGCCAATGTAACTATTTGTGAAGTACTAATAGATATAGCATTTACGCCACTAGTTTGGATTACCATTGCTCCAGTGGTATCTGTAGTTACATTAAGTCCAGTTGCCGTTGTAGTTCCAGCATTTAGTGTAGTTGCCATATTAGGTTCCCGATGTAGAAGCTAAAAGATAATAAACAGTGCCACCAATATTAATAGCAACTTTATTGGTTACTGTGTTTGTAGTTGATGCAGTAACCCCAGTAGAAGCTAAAGCATTACCAGTAACCGTTGGAAAAGTAATAGTAGGCGTACCTGCTATTGCAGGGGCAGCTAGGGTTAATGTCCCGCTTGTATCGCCAGTAATTGTAAGTTGACCCATGATTTATCCTTAAGTCTTAATAATAAAGTTGATACCAATGTAAGGCGGCAAATTAGCATTTGTACCACTAACACCAGCTGTATCAACGGTAATACCTGTTGTTGCCGTATTTACACCTAAAGAGGTTACATCTTGATTTCCGCTACCAAAATAAGAAGCCCCCGAACCAGCAACACCATTAATAACTAAAGCAGTAGAAGGGTTACGTGTATGTAAATGCCCAGGGTCTGTAATGCTATGTGTATGGCTTACAACTACAGCATTTGCGCTACCGCCTAATGCTCCAATAGTCGTACCGTAAGGCATGCGGTTTGTGTAGTTTGGTAAAAGAAAAGATGCACCACTACCACCAAAGGTATACCCAATAACAGCAAATAACGAAGCATAAGTGGATGTTGAGACAGAAGAACCATCACATAACAAATAGCCAGTAGGGGCAGTTGCGGTAGGCCACATTTGTATAGAACCAGTAATAACAGCTGGAACTGCAGCAATACTTGTATTTACAAAAGCCGTTGTAGCTAACTGGGTTGTATTAGTTCCTGTAGAAGCTGTTGGTCCTGACGGTATGCCAGTAAATGTTGTGGCTCCAGTAACGCCTAAAGTACCACCAACAGACATATTGCCAGTAGCAGATAAAATGCCATTTACTGTAAAGTCGCCAGCAGATCCAGTTTGAGAAGAATAACAGTTAGACCCATCATAGTAGACTTGGGCTGTAATTCCATTAGGTATGGTAACTGTTGTGCCTGTAGAAGCACCTATAGTAATAGCGTAACCACCAGTAGTTTGGTTTGAAATTACATATAGCTTTTGCTGATTGGTAGGAATTACTATCTGTCGTATTGCAGAGTTTGTACCGTTTACTACTAAAACCGCATTACGAGCTTCGTCTGATATGCCGTTATAGTTGCTTAAAGTGTAATTAGCGTTAGACATAGTAATTGTCTGAACGCCAGTAATTGCTTGTTCTAAAAGGGTGCCAAGGTTATTATTGGTTGTAGTACCCCATGTGCCTGATTGGTCTCCGTTACCAATAAGCTCTAGTTTGAGCGATGTTGAGAAGGTAGATGCCATAATTTATCCTTGAGTATCATCAATATTTGTCCAGCCAGGATTTTGGGTGTTCCCAATAGTAGTCCAATTTGCTGTCTGGGTGTTACTAATAGCGTTCCAAGTTACTGTTTGACTGTCATTAATTTTAATCCAACCACGAGCAATAAGCGAGTCTATCAGGGAAACATTTTCCGTAATCGCCTGTAGGAAAGCAAATTGGGTAGAGCTTGAATCCCCAGAATTTAGGTTTTCAGTAATACTAGAAGCAAACTGCGCAGTAATTGCTTCGGTTTCTGCGGAAGTTAAATTCTCAGTAATAAATAAGAAAAACTGAAAAATAATAGTAGATATATCTGCCATTGTAGAGTTTTCAGATATATTTGAGGCAAACTGAGCAGCTATGGCAATAACGTCTGCACTAGTAACATTTTCAGTAATACTAGAAGCAAACTGCGCTGTAATGGTTTGGGTATCAGCAAGCGTAGCATTTTCGGCAATAGTTTGTAAAAACGCAAATTGCTGAGTGCTAGAGTCCGCTACATTATCTATAGGCTCAGAACGTGTTTCTAAAGCAGCAAAATATTGAACACTAGAATCGTCAGAATTAAAGTTTTCTGTTTGCGCTGCAGCAAATTGGGCTGCTATTGTAAATGTATCTGCTGGGTTAAAGTTTTCTGACAGGCTTTGCAAGAAGGTAAAAAGTTGAGCGCTTGAATCACCTGAAGTTAAAGTTTCTGTTGCACTGCCAAAATAGTTAATTCCAGCATCATTTATTACGTCACCCATAGTAATGGGTTCAGCTATAGACTGTAAAAATGTCCAAGTTTGCGAGTTAGAATCGGCAGAATCTAAATTTTCAATAATACTAAAGACGTATTGGTTTCCACCCCCCAGAGCAGCAAAAGGTACTTGAGCAAAGGTAGATAAGCCAAACATTATTCAATAGGTGGTGCAGGGGTAAGCTCTACCCAAACCTGTGCCGCTTCATCCCAGTTATATGGTTTACCATCTGTTGGGTAGGGGGTAGGTGGTGTCCAAAGCCAAGTAGTCTGGTCAAGAGTAAAACTTCTGCAAAGTATGTTTTTAAAATCTACAGGTCTTGGTCCATGAAATACATCGTTTACTGCATCGTATGTATCACCTCTATTAGCGTAGTTTGCCCGTAAAGCAACGCCACCATCAGGTTGCCCATCAGGACCGTAATGAACCCCACCACGGGTGTTATAGGATGTTCTAACCCACATTGCTGGGTCTCCAACAGCTCCAGAATCAATAAAATCTTGCTCTGCAACAATTACCTGAGTAACTGTTCCATTTTCAACTTTTGCAAAATGACTCATAGTTTTAACTCCGTTAACCCTTTTTGATTACCAATAGTTCCTTTTAAAAAGGTATTAAATGAAATGCTAACCCTTGTTTTTTCACGTTCTGACGGTTCTACAGCATGGGCTAAAGTTGATGGAAACAAAAGCAATTTTTTATTTTCCACAGCAAACCACCAAGAATGTGAGTTAAAAGAGTTGTAGTTATTCGTATCTACAGTTAACTGACCACTTGTTTTAAAAAAAGTAATTTTGTCAGTTTCTTTATCTACATCTACATATAAAACGCCTGATAGAAAGCTATTTGCATGTGTATGCTGATGATGTGATTCATGGGAATTGTTAAAATTTAGCCATGCCTGTGTAATGTAGAGGCTTACATCAGTACAGGGTTGATAAATTTCTTGGAAATATCTATTTACTTCCGCTTCACAAAAGGTTTTTAGGTCTTTTAAAACTTCTTCTTGGAAAATGTAATCATTTTCGCTTGTTCTATTTTGTTTGTTAAACCGAGCATTACCTTTTTGGCTGCTAAAAAAATCAAGTTCAGCTTGCGTAAAGTCCCGATCTAACATCGTAGTACCTACTGCAGTTGGAAAAAGAGGTTCGTAAGTAATTGTCATGCTGTGTATGTTGAGCTAGTTGTGAATAAATGGAAGGAGTTTCCACCAGTATAGTTGTACGTTCCGCCACTACCTCTTTGAGTACCAGAATACGTAATAATAAATACCCCTGAGCCACCACCACCACCTGTTCCTGGAGCGCCATAACCACCGCCACCACCGCCTCCAGTATTAGCTTGCCCGTAGTTTGCACCGCCACCATTACCACCGCCACCAGCACCGCCAGTACTTCCCTGACCACCACCCCCGCCACCGCCAAAGTAGCCTGGGTTATTTGTATCGCCATATGCAGCATAGGTTGCGTAATAAAGACCAACACCACCATTACCACCAGTAATTGTGCCTGGAGCACCGCCACCATTACCACCAGCTCCACCACCGCCACCACCAGCATAGTTTGCACCGCCCCCGCCAGGGAAAGATGTAGGAGAGCCTGAAGAACCACCTGTTCTACCTGACTGTGGATTACCACCGCTTGTTGATGATCCAAGACCGCTAGTTGGGTTACCCGTTCCGCTTACGCCACCTCCACCACCAACAGTAATTGTATAAGCGGTTCCAGTACTTACTGATGCAGTACTAGATAAAACACCACCACCGCCTCCAGCACCACCGTTTGGCTGCGCACCAACACCTGTCGCACCTGTACCACCACCGCCACCAGCAGACACGTTAAGGTAACTTACTGTATAGACTTGAGCTGGGGTAGAATCGTTAAAGCCAGCAAACGGAATCCAGCCTTTAGTAGCATCAGCGTAAACAATACCAATACCTTCTTTGTTTGTAGCACAAGTTGCGTTGGTGGTACTTCCACTAAAGTTTTTACCGTTAGGGGCAATAATGAAGTTATTAGTACCCCAAGTTCCTGCATAGTCAACAAAGAACACAGTCTGACCTGCCGTTGGAGAGGCTGGCAGCGTTGCAGTTACTGAACTAGAAGTTGTATTTACAGGGTATCCGTAGCCCGCAGTTGCAGCAAAAGAAGATGTTTGTACGCCTTGCCACGCAGTTCCTGCAGCAGTGTTTGTTACAGTTACAGCGCCTGTTGCACCACTTACAGAAATACCGCTACCAGCAACGATAGATGTTGGGATGTTTGTTAATGAAGAACCTGAACCACTAAATGATGTAGCTGTTAAAGCGCCAGCCGTATTAAGGGTCATTTGGTTTGCACCATTAGCATACCAAGCTAAAGTAGTAGCGCTTGTATCTAAATAGTTATACCAAGTTGTTGTTCCAGCACTTTGAAATTGAAGACCAACCTGACCGCTAGAACTTGTAGTCCTATTTAAGTATAAATAAGCATTTCCAGTAGATACTGTAAAAGAAGTTCCTGTATAACCATTAGCTGTATTTAACGCATTTGCTGTAGTAGCAGTTGTAGCTGTTGTAGCAGTTGCCGCATTTCCACCAATAGATAGTCCTGCGGCAGTACCAGTTAAATTTGTTGCTACACCGCTAGACGGAGTACCTAAAGCACCACCGTTTACTACAAAAGCACCTGCTGAACCTACGGCAGTTCCTAATGCAGTTGCAACGCTAGTTCCAAGACCACTTACACCAGTTGAAATAGGTAATCCAGTACAGCTAGTCAAAGTACCACTAGATGGCGTACCCAATACTGGAGTAACTAAAGTAGGAGAAGTACTTAATACAACATTACCAGAACCAGTAGAAGTTGTTACACCAGTACCACCATTAGCTACGTTTAAAGTACCAGCTAGAGTTACCGCCCCAGTTGTAGCTGAAGAAGGGGTAAATCCTGTTGTGCCAGCACTAAATGAACTTACTAAAGAACTAGATACTGTTCCCCAAGAAGGGGCTGCGCCAGTATTTCCAATCAATACTTGCCCTGTAACACCAGCAGCCGTTACTCCATGTGCGCTAGTACCATTACCATAAAAAACACCATTGGCTGTAGCTGTTGTCATCCCTGTACCACCAGCAGCGACAGGTAAAGTACCAGCAGTTAATGTAGTAGTACCAGTTGAGTAAAGAGCATTGTTAGACGCAGTAAAAGTGGTTAAACCTGTACCGCCATAGGCTGGTTGAATTGTGCCGCCTTGCCAAGTACCACCAGAAATAACAGTAGACCCAAGCGCTAAAGAGTTTGTACCCCATTGCACATTTTCAGGAATATAAGCATGAACGTCCCATGTACCAGCCACAGTGGCATTAGATAAAAGTGCAATAGCGGCAGCGCCACCAGCAGCAATAGTACCTACAGCGCCAGTAGCATTATCAACAATAGTTAACGTGCCAGTAGCGTTGTTGTTAAATTCAAAAGTAGTTGTATCTGTTAGTGTAGTAGCGTCAGGTAACTTAAAAGTTTGTCCGCCTGTACCATTTAAAACCCAGCTAAATGTAGAAGCCGCAGTTAATGTTGTTGTACCACCAGCTGCTGTAACTGTAGTAGTTTGTTGATTTAATCTGTTAATAGATACGTTCTGATTAGCATCCCGAATCATTACCGAATTAGCGCCACTAGAAGTAGTTACGCCTGTACCACCATAAGCAACAGGAATAGTTGTTCCATTCCAAACGCCTGAAGTAATAGTACCTAAAGCACTGACATTACCTGACGCATCAAGGTTTACTGAACGCTCGGATGGGTAAGTAATAAATACACTAGATGCACCAGATAGCGTAATTGGCGATGTATTACCATTAGAGTTAGATAAAACGGTTGTACGGGCAAGAGTTGTACCAGAGGATGTATACGTGCCAATACCTACTTCCCATGCAGTGCCATTAACAATGCAATAAAAAGTAGTATTTCCGTTACCAACAACAGCAAATGATTGATAACCAGCTACAGCACCACCTAGGGTTATTGTCCCTGTTCCTGTGGTGGCTGTAGTTTCTTGTACTCTATCGTAAACTACCAAAGCCATACAAGGCTCCTACTTAAGAAGTTGCGGTGGTGCTATATGTTACCGATACTGTATCTCCAGCAGTAGTAATTTTAGCGGTTGAGAAGTTTCCTTCAGAATATAACGTACCACTAGTATTACTTTGGGTTGAACTTGCGCCAGAGCCTGTAACCAAGAAACAACCATAAACGGTACCACCAGCACCAGTAATAGTGTAGGTAATAGACGCTGCTGTTGAGGTAGTTACGTTAGATGGGGTAGAGCCACTTGATGTAGCAGAACCAAATACGGCTGTACCACGAACTGCGGAACCACCAACTGTGTAGTTAGTAAACTCAGCAGCATTAGTAGTAACCAAAGTAGTCATAGTGTCGGTAGCTGCTGGGGTCAACGAAACCTTTGTTAAACCAAGGTAAGGACCAACAACAGTATATGCAGAGCCTTTTAACAAGGTATCTAGCATTAATTGCTTACCAACAGCAACAACTAAGTTAGGAAACTCTTCAGTCCACTTTAAATTACCCTGTGCATCACGGCACTCAACATGGTAAAAACCTTCTTGAATCATACCTTCAGGGATACTTGCGTTTGCCTGTAATGTTGCTACAGCGTGATCGCCACAGCTTGCTATTTCTTTTTGCATAAAATGCTCCTTAATTTGAAAACCGAATAATAGCGTCCGAAGAATTATCCGTTGGAAAAGTTATAGTAAATGAGGTTGTAGCAGTTTTATCTGATCCAAAACTCAATACCGCAACAGCTGCACTTGTATTGCTATTGTAAATTAAAGCACCAGACGCTGTAAAAGAAGCTGGGTTCCAAGTTACATCAGCAAATGAAACATAAGCTACGTTATTGCTAGTAGCTGGAGGTATAACAGTCAATATATTTCCACCAGCTGTATAGCCAGTTCCAATTACTTCACCATCGGTAGTGTAAATAAGTGTATCTGGGCTTAAATTAGCATTGGCTGTATACAAAGCAATCTTGTATGTATACGGAGTGCCAACGGCAAAGTTTTCCAAAGCACTTAAACAGTTCTTTTGAAATATGGTGGTTTGACCTTGTTGAATCATGGTTTAACGTGTGCAATCCTATATTGACCATCTCTGTAAGCATCGCCACGTTCAAGGCCAGAGCCAAGGCGATTAAGCTGGGCAAGCGCTTCTTGATATTTAGTTTCGTAATAGCCAATTAAATCTTGCTCACCCTTCATAAACAGCATGGCTTCACGCATAGCACCATAAAACAGCACTGGATCGTAGTTATCACCAAGCCATGAAGTGCCTGTAGCATTTGAAATAGCTGATACTGGTATAGAAAACCCTGATCCAGAACCGCCAATATAAGCAGATGCAGCACTTAACACATCACCAGATTTATAAAATTGCCCACCAAAAGTAAGCGTAACAGTTGTTACAGCACCGCTGGTAATCAAAATGTCAGCTGTAGCACCTGATCCAGAACCGCCAGTTAATGGAATATTTTGATATAGACCATTGGTATATAGCGAACCAGCAGTCACTGTTCCAAGGGTAGTAATCTGACCTTGAACAATGGTTGGTGGATAGTAGAAATAGTGCATTTCTACTGTGTAATTAGCATCTGGCGTTGGTCCTATGATGTAAGACAGCTCATTAATGTTGCTGTATTGAGAGCCAAACAAAGCGTAATGTTTTGGCAAGCCAGTATCTGTAGGGTTTGGATATGCCTCACGGATATAGTTCACATCTTTATTTAAAAGATATGTGTAATTTGCTGTATTTGAGCCATAGTTTTGTACCACTGCTAAAGAAAACGTAGCTAAATAGTCATCTGGTAATGACAAATATGGATTATTAGAAGACAGCGTACCAGTTACATTCTTGCGCAACGAAGGCAATTGAACCGAGTTATATATACGTTCTTCAGCTTCTTGCACAAAAACAGGAATAGACGCTACGAATAGCGCCTCAGTATTCTCTGTATAGCTCTGAATGTTGTTATATAGCTGTTCGTAATTCATATTTATTCAGTTTTTGGTTCTTCTGCTGGAGCTTCTTCTTTTGGAAGTTGCGGCTGTACTTGACCATTAATCTTAGCTATTAACATAAACGCATTGGTTTTAGTCGGTAAATCACCAAGCGAAACCATAATGCCATTTACTTCTTCAAGTGTTAACTCTAATTTAATTAACGTTTGTAAATCCATCATGCCATTGGTCCTCTGCATTTGATGCCTTTAGTAGCAGCGCCACCTCCACGCATAGTGATTTCACCATGTTTGTTATCTGGAGGATAGTTACCTTTGCTAACGCCAGCTACGGAGATATTAACTTCATCCATGCCGTTGCCTGACTTAGTAACTGCCTTTTTCATGCCTTCAACACCCATGGTTTTACCAGCCATATTGTGTGGTTTAGCATAGACTTTGGCTGAACCAACTTCTTTGCCGCCTTTTTTATTGGAATATGTAGCCATTATCGACCTCTGCCAGAAGATTTTTGGTTCATAGCACGAGCCATATTACGACCCATGGCTTTCATGGATTTACCCATTTTGTTAGCACCGTGTTTTGGACCAGTTTGAATAATTTTTGGACCATCATCTGGGTAAACCTTAGTATCGGTCTTACCCTTTTTTTCAATTCCGTCTGCGCTTTTTCTGAATCCCATAATAAACTCCTTAATTAACTGTAATTGTTACTGTACCCGTTTGTCCTACTGCAATCAAGTAATTTGGGGTTAAAGAAGTATCAAAACCTCTTGCACCGCCAACAGGATTCCAGCCCCATTGTATCTGCCTACTACCCATTTCTGGGTATCCAAATTGGTCTACAGAAGTGCCTTCTGTATTTACAATTTGTAAACCACTGTTACCAGACTGCAAATAACTTGTATCAGGTCTTGGCTCTTCTACCGCCTGTGGATCATTTACTGGATACATACCCAGTTGTAACTGAGGCTGATCTGGATCCCAGCAGGTAGGGCAAACCTTGACTTTGTAAGGTTTTGTTTTTACCGTTTGTGTTTTTAGTTCCTTTAGCTTATATCTAAAATTACACCGATCACATTGGGCAATCGAATGTTTGCCAGAAGCCCATTGATTAGGCATAGAACAAATTCCTTGGTACGAATCTTACAGAAGCCTTTTCTCTATCCTCATCAGCTGCCAATTGGAATTGCTGCTCATAATCAGCCTTTAACATTGGTATTCTCATTGGATCAATGTCTGGCAGCTTTGTGCTTAACTGATAAGCCAAGCCAGCAACCATACAAGGAATAAAACGGAAAGGGATGTCTTGCTCTCTTACACCAGTGCCAGAGTCCTGAATCCTGCGCATACGGTAGTACACAAAAGTGTATTGGTTGCCAGGAGAATTAGGGGTAGGCCATACGTTAATACATGGCAAATAAGTAAGAGTTAAGTCTGCACCATCTGCATGGGTTGTAGCTGTAGTTCCATTCTGTCCACGAGCACAATTTGTAAGAGTATTACCTACAATATTGGGATAACTAATGGTTTCTGCGCCAATTTTAAGAAATCCAGAAGTTGGCAGGTTTGCTACAGAAGCAACATTAATAGAAGTGGTTGTAGCACTAATAACGTTGCTTGGATTGTTAGCCAAAACGGTTGAAGCAATACTGTTTGTTTGACCTGACTGGCGGTTAATCCAGACTTGAACAGGGCGTCCTTGTGCCAATTTATTAGGCAAAGACATATAGGTAGGTTCTGCAATACGGCTGATATTAATATCAATTTGGTTGGCAAAGTTGCCATTGTACTGACGAATTACCATATCCATCAAGTCAATGGTATCTACTGGAATAGGATACATAGCCTGTCCAGTGACCATAGGGATCTGCCCTTGCTCTACTGTCCATAGGTTGATACCTCGGTTAGCCCATTCAATAGTTAACAGGTTTAAAGACCGCCTAGCGGTTTTAAAGTCATAACCAGAACGAAGTTGAGTCCCACATCTTTCAAACGCCTCTTCAATGAGGTCGTTCATGTCTAGATTAAAGACCGAGGTTCCTGTAGTTGTCATTTTTTAGCAGCTCTCATGTTGTCTACTAAGTTTGGATATGGTCTACCAGCTGCTTTAGCCATAGCTTTTGCCGATGCTTTCTTGGCAGATGATAGTTTTTTAGGTTTTCCAAGACCTTTTGGACGTGGTTTATCCCAAACTTGCCCACCTTCTGCGTACATTTCTACCGCATCTGGGTTGTCTTTTCGGTAAATAGTTTTACCTTTAGGCATTTTGGAAGGTCTAATTGCACCCATACCACGAGAAGATCTCATACCATGCGTCCTTTAGTTTTACCTTTAATGGCACAACCATCAGCTCTTTTAGAAGCTGATGATACTTTACCGCCAGATTTATACAGTTTAGATATGTCTCGGTTCATTTTACCTGTACCCATACCACCACTGCCACCACCACCGCTACCAGTAGGCTTAGGCAATCTACCCATATCTTGTAGTCTTTCGGTATAGGTGCGTGGTCGTTCAGCTTCAGTTTTGGCTCTAAACTCTTCTGCCATTTTATGTGCATCAGCTTTAGCCTTTTCATTCTCCTGTTTGACTCTTTCCGCTGCCTTATCGTATTCGCTAAGGCCAAACTTTTCCTTGGGAGGGGTGTATTTCTCACTCCCATCCCCGCCAGTTTTTTTAGAAGGATCTACAGGCTCAATAGGCATTATGCTCTTGTCTTTCCACGGATAGCGCAACCATCAGCACGAGAAGAAGCAGACTTAACTTTTCCACCAGATTTAAATGTAGTGCTTGGAAAACTGCTATTAGATGCTACCTTTTGAGATAACTTAGGCTTAATGTCTACTTTGTTTGGAAGTCGAACACTATCAGAAACTTTGTAATTTGGGGCACGAAGGTTTTCTGGCATTTCATTAATGTCAGTAACTGCTTTTTTAATTTCTAAAGATTTAGGTGTTTTTTTAACAGTAGTTTTTTCTACAGATGTAGTTTTATCTTCTGGTTTAACGTATGGTTTACTAAGTCCTTGGTCTTCATTTTTATAAGGCTTATTATTTTCATATGTATCTTTAGCTTTATCAGGAACAGCATCCCTCATACGAGCTAAAATAAATGGATCGGTACGATCTGCATCGCCCAACCATTCTTCTTGGGCTTTGCTAAATCCACCTTCGGCAAATTTACGCACTTTTTTCATCTTAGCACTTTCCGCCCATACTCATCTTAATCATTGTGCCTTTAGATTTTCCTTTAGTAGCGCAACCATCAGCTTTAGATAGCTGACCTGCTTTACCGCCAGAAGCCATTTTGTGCATACGCTTTTCATGCGATTTTACTTCTTGTTTTGCAACTTTTTTCATCATTGGCATATCTTGAGCCATATCTTCATGTTTCATAAGTCCACCTTCCTTGTGTCCAATATATTTGTTAAGCATGGCATTAGGCATTTGCATAGAGCCATGATGGGTTTTCTGCTTGTTTATTCCAAGTCTGGTTGGATTTGTGGTTCCACCCATACGGAATTTTTTACCTTTGTCTGCTTCTACAAATTCTTTTCCTACAGACATAGGAACACCAACCTTTTTGGCAAACTTTTCGCTGTGAGCGATAGCTTCCATAAAGTTGTGCTGTTTTTTAGATTTGCTTGGCATTATTTACTTTTGAATAAGCTGGTCAATTTTGTTTTCAAGTTTGTTAAACCTTGAATCAATGTGTTCCATAATGCGATCAACTTCTGCTTTAGTGACGTTATCACGAGCCACCTCCTCACGAGTTTTGTTTAATAAAATACTAATACGAGCTAATTCTGCAAACTTTTCGTGCATGATATAGCCAATTACCGCCATAAAGATGGTTAGACCGCCAGTCCATAGTTCCATCATGTTTAGCATTTCCACCTCTTTAACGAGGCTGCCTTCCTAGTAGGCTTACCATTTTCATCTTTCATTGGGCCTGGCATGCCAGACATACGAGCACAAAAAGACTTCTTGCGTGGTCCACCTTCTGGCTGCGGAGCCTTTAGATTCGAGCCAGTAGCCGCATTATATTTAGCACGACCTTTGGCGGTAAGCCCAGCGCCCTTAGATACAGGCAACTTTTCACCACGGCCAACCGCAAGAGAGGGACCTTTTTTCTTAGCCATAATAAATATTTACTGCACCTAGGTTAACCATGTACGCATATACACCAGTATCAGCTTTTACGCCTTCTCCTGGAATAAAAGGTGCATTGTTATATGAGTCCGCTGCAGTTACATCGTATGTAGCTAACCATTTTCCTGTGGAATAAATCATTGTTGCGCCAGCAGTAATTGACCCAGAGTTAATATCGGTAACAGTAAAAGATCCTGACGTGAGAACCGTAACAGCATAGTTTCCATTAGTCGCAGCTCCGCCCGTACCAACACCAAAATCAATACCAATAACTTGCCCAGTTGTTAAACCGTGCGATGCTTGTGTAACAGTTACTAAAGTTCCTGCACGAGCATAAGTAGCCGTAGTTACAGGAGCAGTTACAGTATCAAACAAAGTAAGCGATCCAGCAGAGGCGCTTCCAGTAAAGGATATTCCTTTAATACGAGTAGTAAACGGCACTAAAATACCACTGTTATTTAAGTGCGCTTGTTTTACATCGGTTTGCATCATAATTAATCTCCAAAAAAGTTAATAGGGGCCTAAGCCCCATGGGATTAATTAGACGTCTTGGGTTTCGTTAGTGCTAACGAAATAAGTCAAAATTCCACTTAAAGCACCAGTAGTACCAGTATTAGCAGTAGACACAACCAAAGTTAAGTTAGTTGCATTAGCTACGTTACCTAAAGAAGCACCACCACCTGTACCGCCAGTAGCAATAGTTACACGGCTAGTAGTAGTTGCGTTAGCTAAGAAACCTTGTGGAACTTTAGTACCTAAAGTAGTTGTTTGACCAGGACCAACACCAATTAATGGTGTAAACCCTAAGTCAATAGATCCTGTAGCTGCAGTCGTTACAGCAACTGAAGTTACCACTGCATTTGCTGGAAGAATAACTGTAGAAGAATCAGAAGAAGATGCTACTACGTTGCTAGTTGCAGCAATGTTAGCGATATAAAATGGTACTGACATCACCATCGAACCAGCAGAAGCTGTACGAGTTTGATCTCCACCTGTTGAGCGCCATACGGCTGAGGTTGTTGCGTTTGTCATGACAAATTGTCCTTCATACAAAGTTCAACCTATCAATCGTGTATGCGTCTGCTGGGGCAGTTTGATAGGCGGTTCACCCAGTTTCATTAATCTTACTACAAATAAATAAAAAAGGGGAGTTTTTAGCTCCCCTTTTTATTAGCCTAATTAGGCTCCAGCGGAACCGTACATTCCGAGTGGATCAGACCAGCCGAAGCTATAACGCTCACGAGACTTGTAACGGACGTTACCAGTATCAAAGTCGCCATCCATGCCAGTGCTCAAAGGAACACGGACAAAGTGCTTCATGCCGTTAGGTACATCAGTTGTCAAGAACCAAGCATTGGTGTCGGTCAAGAAGTGGTTAATTGCATAACCACCAGGGATCGAACCATTGTTCTTGATTGCATTGATGTCGTTGTCGTTAGTACCAACACGCAATTCAGTTTCTAGCAAACGAGTTGCAACGAATTGTAGTGCAGGTGGAACGATCAACTTCTTAGGTTTAGCAGCGATCAACAGTGAACGCTCATCAGTCCACAGAGAGATTTGAATGACAGCGGCTTCTAAAGAAGTCTCATTCAAGTCAGCTGGGGTTGAAGGAATGTTGCTGTTAGTACCGCCAGAAACCAATGGGTGTGATGCAGAGAACAAAGCAACACCGTCACCACCTGGGTAGGAAGCGGAGAAACCGTTGTTCAATGTAGCAGCAGCACGAACTTGCTTGGTATACGCCATGGAACGTGCTAAACCTTTGGTGTAACGAGCAGACAATGAGTCATACAAGTTATCCTCGATTGCCTCTTCCGTGAGGGAGAAGCCTTGAGCAATAGTAACGTGGGTGTAACGAGCTGTCCAAGCCTCTTGACCGTTGTCGTAACGAATAGCTTGACCCTCGTTTTTAACGGGGGCTGCACTAAAGCCTGACAATTTGGTCTCTTCTTCAAAAGAACGCTCAGAGGTCTCTGTTTCGTAGATCTCTTTGTGTTCTTGTCCGTAAGTAGCATACTCAAGTCCGAACAATGCGTTCAGTCCTGGGAGCAGCTCTTTCAGTAGTTGGGCACGAGAAATAGCCATTTAAATGCTCCTTTATGCTGTGTAATCCAACGCAGTTGCGTTGTTATACTGACTGTTGTTGAGTTTTACCAATACTTCGGTGTAAGCTGAAGAGTTGATAGCTGTGTCAGGAACAACGGCAATAACACGGAATGGAAGAGCTGCTGCGTTACCTGCTGCATTAGTTGCATAGACAGAAACAGCGGAATCGCCAGTGGTGTTAGAACCAGTACCTTGTACAACTGCCATATTGGTACCTACGATGCTTTGGTTTACATAGCTCATTGCGCCATTAGATAGCGTTACGGCTACTTTATACAAAGCTAAAGGATCATCAATTACATAAGCTACAGCAGATTGATTCACTGTATTGCTTTGGTAAAATTGACCCTGTACAGGTTGACTAGAACTATTGGTGTAAGCAACGCCAACAAATACACCAACGGTGTTATTTGCAGCAGCGGTAGTTGCATCAGTAGTTACAGTCGATTTTTGAATCGTGCCACCTGCAGCGATACGAACAACGTCACCATAATAGATTGGTGTGTTATATGTGGATGCAATCGGAATCTGACGAATTGCACCTGCATATGGTAGACCATCTACACGGTTAACAGCTTGTAGGCCGTAGGGAGCATTAACGGTTGGATAAGCCATTTAAATCTCCTAATAAATTAAAAAAATTAACTTCCTGTTCCAAAGCTACTGGTCGTCTTTCTCTCATTAAAGAGAGGCATACGAGGGTCGTTTTGGCGCATAAGCGTGTTGTCTACGGCATCCATTTGTTGATCGCCTTGGATTTTGTAATATTCATTACGTTGTCGGACGAACTCATCTGGCGTTTTGCATAACAACAAGCCACCAATCTCAATATTGTCTTTAAATCGACTATTGGGATCGATTAACAACTGAAACTTAGGCTGTTCCTCAGCCCTAACGGGTTCCCATCCTTCTCTGAGTTTGGCAGAGAGATTGCGGGGATCCGCATTGTTTAAAGTAGATACCCTGATCCAACGATATGCAAAACCTGCTTGCTTATCTGGTTCTGGCAACAACTCTGGTGGTTTCCATGCTTCTGGTCGCACTGATTGTTGACGAGTTTCTATTTCACGAGGTTTTCTGTTTTCAGCCATTTTGGGACTC